CGGCCCGGGCTGCACGCTGATGCCTGAAGTTGACATGGAATTGGATTCGTGATATAACTGCAGATAGAAAGAGAAAGGATTACTATGATTCGTTGGAACAAATGGACTAGAGATTATACATATACTTATTTGTGGGATAGGGGTACTTGGATACTTATCCACAAGAAAAGTAATAAACGCAATTGGTTTAACTGGACTAATTTTTGGAATGGTTTATATATAAAGAATAGTTAAACAGGAGAAGTCGAATCTTCCGATAGACGAGGTATCTTTAACTAATCGAGGCAAGATAAACGGAGTTATTCGGCTCTTGCCTCACAAACTCCCAAACTCCCCCACACATTTATTAAATTGTCAAGTGCATATGATTATTGCCCGGGCGCCCAGCGTCTTCCTTCGGCTGAGATGCAGACATAAAAAAAGGGCAATCCGAAGATTGCCCTAGTTTATAGGATTAACGAGTTATTGGGAATTAACTATTCAGTTAATCCTAACCTCTTCATAAGATAGCCAATATCTGATTGTAAGTGAATTAGTAAATCTTTTCCACCCTCATTAGCATTTTGACTAGCCCACTCAACTATTGAATTGCATAGTATTCCAGATATTAGTTTCCAATCTGGACTGTTAGTCTTTGGTAGTTTGCTCAACACTTCTTCAAGTGATACATCACCAACTGACTTTGTTTTAACATAAGCTGTTAGTTCTTCAACTAGTGGAGCTATGTTTACATTGTTATTTGTTATTATTTCGTTTGGCATAGTTAATTCCCTTTCTATTTATTATTCATTAGTAGCATGATTTAATGACAGATTATATAGCTACTTGCATTAAGTTGTGGATAACCTGTGGATAACTCGCGCCCGGGAACTAAACTCCTTATAATGCGGCTCACTTCGTTCGCCGCCCGATCTAACTCGAAGGGGGGAACCCCCCTATAGCTATTACCTCCCCTAGATAGATAGGTTGGTGTGTTTGAGAGTGACAATCACCCCAAAAAACGTTATGAAGGACTTTAAAAAAATTTTTTAAAAAATGGAAACATCTCCTAATCTAGATAGCTTAGATACGCAGACTTTAAAATATCTTCTAAAAAACGCAGTTGCTGAAAAACAAGAAAAGACTCAAGCAGATTTTTTAAAATTTGTAAAAACAGTTTGGCCAGAATTTGTTGAAGGTAAGCACCACAAAATTTATGCAGAAAAATTAAATCGTATTGCAAACGGTGAGCTTAAAAGACTTATTGTTAATATGCCACCAAGACACACAAAATCAGAATTTGCGTCGCATTTATTTCCGGCATTTTATATGGGCCGTCATCCTAAAGCCAAGCTTATACAAACTACGCACACAGGAGAACTTGCAATCAGGTTTGGACGTAAAGCAAAAAATTTGATAGAGTCAGATGAATATGCCTCAGTATTTCCAGATGTTAAATTGGCAGCCGATTCGAAAGCTGCTGGACGTTGGGAGTCGAATCATAAAGGTGAGTATTTTGCTGCTGGTGTCGGTGGCGCTATCACCGGTCGTGGCGCCGATTTACTTATTATTGATGATCCCCACTCGGAGCAAGATGCTCTTTCTCCTCATGTTCTTGATGCTCATTATGAGTGGTACACTTCTGGGCCAAGACAACGTTTACAACCTGGCGGCTCGATTGTAGTAGTCATGACCCGTTGGTCCATTAAGGATCTAACAGGACGCTTGCTTCAAGCACAAGGTAAAGACACAATGTCAGACAAATGGGAAATTGTTGAATTTCCTGCTGTTATAAATAATAAACCTATGTGGGGTAATTTCTGGACCATGGATGGTCTTATGGGAGTTAAAGCCTCGATCCCTGTTTCAAAATGGAATGCACAATGGATGCAGAATCCCGTGGCCGAGGAGGGTGCACTTATAAAACGTGAGTGGTGGCAGATATGGGATAAGGAAGAAACACCACAACTACAGTATATTATACAATCATACGATACAGCTTTCTCTAAGAAAGAAACAGCCGATTATTCAGCGATTACAACGTGGGGGATATTTTCTCCTGATGATGACGGAAAACCAGCTTTAATTCTATTAGACGCAAAACGAGGCCGATGGAACTTTCCAGAGCTTAAAAAAATTGCGATGGAGGAATATGAGTACTGGGAACCGGAACAAATTATTATTGAAGCGAAGGCTACAGGAACACCATTAACTCATGAGTTGCAAAAGATGGGAATACCTGTTATAAATTTTACTCCTTCGAAGGGTAATGACAAACACTCGAGGGTAAACAGTGTAGCTCCGCTTTTTGAGTCGGGGATGGTTTGGGCGCCGGAAAAACAATTTGCCGAAGAAGTCATTGAAGAATGCGCAGCATTCCCATTTGGTGACCATGATGACTTTGTTGATTCGACAACGCAAGCGCTCATGAAATACCGTCAAGGCTACTACGTAGAACTTAAAGATGACTTTCGTGATGAGGGCGAAGGTCCAATAGGCACGAGGGAATACTACTAATGGAATCACACGGAATTTTATCACGCTACATGCGACCGGGCTTTAAAGAAGGTGAAGAAGTAGAAATGTTTGGAGATATCTCAAGAGAAGAATATGAAAATTTAGGTATGTTGGATAAATTAAAACATGCTTGGAAAACTACTAAAAAAGAAAGTGATGATAAAATTGCAGACATTAGGCAATCACAAATAGACTACCCAAAACAAAGAAATGAGTTTTTCCGTGTTCCTGGAAATTATGCAATTTATTCTAGAGAAAGATTTTCAGATAATCCAACTTCTTGGTTAGGTGATGATACAACTAAATCTAAACTTACGGAAATACCTAAAGAAGATTTTGATCCTGAAAAAGTAAGAGATGGGACACAGTTAATTTTTGAATTAGATGATGAAGGTTATTTAATGGGAAATGGTTCAAGCATTTTTGGTAGTTATGCCATGAATGATTTACCTTTTCTTTTTTACGAAAGTTCTAATGATTCAGATATGCTTTGGGATAATAGTGTATATGGAAAAATGTTGTGGGGTAAAGATTTTACTGATGATGCAACTTTTTTTGATAAATGGGGAGAAAGAATTAAAACAGCAAAACGAGCTTTAGCTGGAGGTGCTGCTACTTTACCGGAACTTGCTTCATCTACATATAGATTTTTACAACCTTTTGATGCATTAGGAGGAGTTGGACCTATAGATACTTTTTTTCCTAAAAACGAAGCACAAAAAGAATTAGTAGAAAGTAGTGATTACTATTACCTTCCTGGTTATACTGAATTATTAAATTATTTATCTGGTGATGAAGATAGACCAGCAGGAACTACTCCTGATACTTTTTTTCCTCATAATCCAGATTTATATAAAGATGAGTTATTTGATGATCGAGCTGCTATTGACTTACAATATACGGCTGATAGCATAAAAAAGTATGGTAATCTTTCTGAAGAAGAAGCAATAAATTCTATAATGAATGAGTATAATGTTTCAAGAGAAGACGCACAATACGAATATGATACATATCATCGTGATGCTTTAGAAATGACTGCTAAAGAATTTGAAAGTCAAGCATACATGGCAGATAGAGATAATCTAATGCATATTGCACCAGGAGCGACAACAGGGATGTTACCTGGTCTTGCTATTCCATTTGTAGGTCCTGTAGGAATGGCAGGCAATGTAGTTAGTAAAGTAGCACCATTATCTATAGCAGCAAAAAATCTTAACAAATTAAATAGAATTAAAAAATTTAAAAGACTGGATCAATCATCAGGGCTAGGATTACCTCAAGGCGGAGCTGAGACAATAAATCAACAAGTATTTATTGACGATGAAGGTACTGATTTTGATACTCAAGATTCCATATATCCTTAATAATGGCAACTACTAAAATAATTATAGATACCGTTACGGAATTTATAGATGGTCCTATAACTAAATCTAAACAGTTAAAAGCAAAACAAAGATTAGGTATTGGACCTAACAATAAATTTACTACAGAATTTCAACGTGAAGTTGCTAATCAGTTAAACATTAAGAATGGTACAAATTTAAAACAGTCTGATATTTCTCCTAAATCTGGATACATAAAAAAAGATGTTGGAGAAAAAAATTATGGTCATAGTAAAGATACAATACAAAAAATAGCAAAAAAAAGAAGAGCTAATCCTAAAAGTAATTTTAAATCTAAAAAAGATCCAGGGGCAAATAGAAAATATACTCCTAATATGAATTCACCCATTAAAAGATTTTTTGATAAATATTTAGGTCCAGACTACAAAGAATATGAATTAGGCATTAGAGAATTAATAGAACAAAAATTACGTCAAATAAAAACTAAAATGGCTAAAGATAAAGTTCCTAATTATGAAATAATTTTTAGGGAAAGTATTAAAGATCCTGAAGCCATGATAAAAGCTTATCCAAATTTGTTAGATGAAATTTTACCTTTTAGAAGTAAAGCGCAAAATTTTATGGAAGGACCTTACAGAGAGTTATCTACATCTCAAACTTATAAAAAACAATTGTATGATTACATGAAAAGTAGAGGAATGAGCCATGATGAGATTATGACTGCCTTTCCTAAAAGTTTTGCTACAGTTGGACATATACCAGGAACAGCTTTAAATTATTCTGATTTTTTAAAAACAGGTAATAAATCAGCTTTACAAAATTTTGAACAATCGGCTACTCCTAAATTTTGGAATCCAGAGTTTGGAGTAATTAATGCAGGTAAAGATACAATAGATAGATGGGTTCTTAATGCACTTCAAGATGGAAGTATGAGCAAAGAAGGTATGCGTCAAATTGAAAACATGTATACTAAATTAGGCTTACAATCACGTCTTAGAAATTACAATTTTGGAAATTTGGATTTAGATAAGCAAGCTGGTTTTATAGATTACGGTGCAAGCACTGGTAATAAATTGTTTACGGGACCAGGAAAAGAAGGCACAGCAAAAACTAAAGAAATGTTTGAACGTATGACTAGAGATGGTGATATTACTTTTGAAGAAATATTAGAACAAGTTAATAAAAGATCTTTTAGTGGCGGTGGATTAGCCAAGTTACTTAATAAACTTAAATTAACAAAGAAACAAAAAGAATTAATTAAACGTACTGCGTTTAATGAAAAAAATAAACCTGGAACAGGGCCCAAGGCCCTTCGTGAAGAACGTATTAAGAAAAAAATTCGTGAGAAATACGGAAAAGAAAAAAAATGGAAATATGTAAAATCAGAAATTGAAGGTCCTAAATCTTCGTTACAAAGAAAAAAAGAAAAAGAATTTTTTGAACATACAGAATTTTGGCCAGATAAGAAAAAGAAAGCTAAAGGTGGAATAGTAAGTTTATATGTTCGGTAAATTAAACAAATTAAAACAAGCAGCGCAGTTTGCAGAGAAAGCTAAAAAAGGCTTTCCTATGAATAGACGTAAGTTTTTACAAGGCCTTGGTTCAATAAGTCTTTCTACAGCTCTTCCTGGCGGATTAAAAGTGTTACCTAAAACAACAACAGCTGCTGGTAAAGCACAAGTCTATAGCCGTGCTCCATGGATTAATAGCCTTGTGACAGCATTAGAAACAACTAAGGATACAACCGTTCTTGGGAATGGTGGACGTATTACATTAATTAAAAATATACCAGATACCTATCATACAAAAAAACAATTCGTTGTTAAAACGGTAGATGGAGAAGAAGATATTTTAAATTATACAAAAAGCAAAAATGGAGATATTCACGTAGAATTTGATATTCGTGATGATTTTCACAACAACCAACATATTTCTATAGACAATAAAACAAAGAATACGGAAATAATTGATGAAAATTATTACATGACTTCACCAGAAGATTACGCTAAAGATGACCCTATCATTCATGAAGTTTTGACTTCTCAAGAAGAAATTGGTAAACGTTACGGGTTAGCTAAAGGAGATACTATTGATGGAGAAATGATTGACAGGTTAGCCATTCCAGAAGATAGTAATTATTCAACTCTTTTTGAAAGGCACGCGGATACATTTTCTCCTTTTGGAGATTTGTTTAAAACAAAACAAATTGCGGAAACATTTAAGAAGAATCAACAAACAATGAAAAAAAATAGAGAAATGCGAGAAATGGATAACTGGGAAGAACAATTTAGAGGAGGATCATTGCACGGATTTAATATAGGTGGTGCAGTTAATAAATTAAAAACAATTGGGTCATTAACAAAAAAATTAAATCCAACTAAACCTGTAGGAAAAATAGCAAGTGGCTTACAACAACTACCTAAGCCTAAAACAAAAGCTTCTAATGAAGTTATAGATTATGATTTAACTGATATTAGAGATGACTTGTATGTAAATACTCCTAAAGGACCTTATACTATCGCGGATCAAAGTGGAGTTAGAGTTTTAGACAAACAATTTGAAACACTTGAGGAAGCAAGAAATGCGGTAAAAGAAATGGGTGATTTAAGATTATCTGATTCTTCTACGTTTCAAATATTTGGTGCACGTCCACCTAAAACTGCTGAAGGTGTAAGTAGACCAGCACCTAGTGTATCATTGGCTAAAGAAGATGATGTGCGTATGCCAGCTATGTTTTGGAAATCACGTGAAGAAATTGCTAATACAAAACAATCTGTTATGACAGGTAATCAATGGCTTGCTTATTTAAAAAATAAAGGAGTTGGTGATGTTGAACTTAAAGATACATCACTTGGTTTTCATTTATCGTCACAACCAAATGCAAGAATTACGAAATCTCAATTATTAGATGATTTTGATGATATCGCACCTGAAATAGAAGTTAAAATGTTAGGCTTACGTGATAGTAAATCTTCCATACAAGATGCAAAAAAATTTGTAAATCAAGTTATGAAAAATCCTCCTGTTTACATGGATTCTAAAACAAGAAGAATACTTAATAATATTAAAAAACCTTTAAGTAAAATACGAGACTCACAAGGTGCAACTCAAAATGATATTAATAGAGTTATAGAAACTTTAAACAAAGGATTTAAAAACGAGTTTGGAATAGATCAAATTATTGGAAAAGGATTTGATCCTAAAGTAAAATTACCATTTATGGCTAAAAAAACAGCTTTAATTTTTGATGATATACTTAATCAAGGTGGTATTAAATTTAAAGCTACAGGAACACCAAAACATGCTGGAGATCAGACAATGAGTGGTGGTTCTAACTACCAAGAAATGCTTTTTTCTTACAAACCTGGCCGTTATCGTCAAAATGACCCTATTTACAACGAAGGACACGATTTTGGAGGTCAAAGACCTTCTAATATGTTTGTTTGGGTGCGTTTTTCCGACAGAACAGACGAATATGGTCGAAAAATACTGTTTGTAGAGGAAATTCAGTCAGATATGCATGCAGGAGCACGTACTAAAGGTACTTATAGCAAAGGATACGCCCCAAGAGGAGATTTATATGACCCAGATACAGCAAAATTAAGACAAATACAGAATCAATTGCAAAATATACAAGGAAAAATAGATGATGCAGAAGGTTTAAACGTAGCAAAACTAAGAAAACAACAAGATAAACTAATTAAAGATGCTGATAAATTAAGTCCAGGTGGTAAAAGATACAAAAGTGAATCTAATATTCCAGAAGGTCCATTAGCGGATTCAAAAGACCACGGAAGATTTATAATGCAATATTTAATGCGTGCAGCTAAAGAAAGTGGAGATTATGATGGAATAGCATTAGCTTCTGGTAAAATTAAAGGAGAAGAAAAATCTGGGTTTTATGATAAGATTATGATTCCTCAATTAAAGAAAATTTCTAAAAAAAGTGGTGCAACATTAACTGATACTGTTATTGTGGATGGAAAAGGGACCCCATATGATAATATTCCTGTATTGCTTTTAAAAGATAAAAAAGGTATAATACCGACAAAAGATATTTCTGTGTACAACAAGGGTGGATTAGTTGGCTGATCAAGGTAAAAATAATATAGATAAAGCATTAGAAGCTTTAAATTTAGGTTTAGACATTGAACCAGGTAATGGTGTTGATGTTGAAATGGAAAAAGAAGTAGAGTTTGATCCTTCTTTTGAAATTCAAGATGATGGTTCAGCTATTATACCAGAAGATATTACAGAACAAATTGCTACTGACCATAATGCAAATTTAGCTGAAATTTTATCTGAAACAGATTTAGATGGTTTATCTGGTGATTTAATTAACTTTTACGAAAACGATAAAGATTCACGAAAAGATTGGGAAGATACATACGTTAAAGGTTTAGACATGCTTGGATTTAAGTATGAAAATAGAAGTCAACCTTTTGAAGGTGCAAGTGGAGTTGTTCATCCTTTATTAGCTGAATCCGTAACTCAATTTCAAGCACAAGCTTATAAAGAATTATTACCTCCTAGTGGACCGGTTAATTGCCAAATTGTAGGTGAAGTAACACCATTAGTTGAAGATCAAGCAGCTAGAGTTAAAGAATTCATGAACTATGAATTAATGAACGTAATGAAAGAATACGATCCAGATATGGATCAATTATTGTTTTATTTACCATTATCTGGTTCTGCTTTTAAAAAAATTTATTACGATGGAACATTAGAAAGAGCTGTAGCTAAATTTGTTTCTGGTGAAGATTTAGTAGTTGATTATTTTGCTACAGATATAGAAAGTGCAAGCCGAATTACTCATTGTATAAAAATGAGTGGTAATGATTTACGTAAAAATCAAGTTAATGGTTTTTATAGTGATGTACCAGTTACATCAGGTGATGTTGACCCTAATGAAGTTAGAGAAAAAATTAATGAATTAGAAGGTAATTCTCCACCTTACAGCACAGACAGTGAAGAACACTTAATATTAGAAATGCATGTTGATTTAGATTTACCTGGATTTGAAGATCCAAGTGGAATTAAGCTTCCTTACATTGTTACTATAGATAAATATTCTCAAACTATTTTATCTATAAGACGTAATTGGGATGAAGCTGATGAAAATAAAACAAAAAAACAATACTTTGTACACTTTAAATTCCTCCCAGGCTTAGGCTTTTATGGCTTTGGTCTAATACACATGTTAGGTGGGTTATCGCGAACAGCAACAAGTGTTTTGCGGCAGTTAATTGATGCTGGTACACTCGCTAACCTACCGGCAGGATTTAAAGCACGTGGTATGCGTATACGTGATCATGATGAACCTTTACAACCCGGAGAGTTTAGAGATGTTGATGTAACAGGAACTTCTATTAGAGAATCTTTGTTACCACTTCCTTTTAAAGAACCAAGTGCAACATTATTTCAATTATTAGGTTTTGCCGTAGATGCGGGTAAATCTTTTGCTGCAATAGCAGATATGAAAATGGGTGAAGGAAATGAACAGAATCCAGTTGGAACAACATTAGCTATTTTAGAACGTGGAACTAAAGTTATGAGTGCAATTCATAAAAGAATGCACTATGCACAAAAAATAGAGTTTAAATTATTAGCAGACGTTTTTCAATCTTACTTACCACCAGAATATCCATACATGGTTAAAGGTGGTGATCGAATGATTAAACAAACAGATTTCGATGATCGTGTTGATATTATCCCTATTAGTGATCCTAATATTTTTTCTATGTCTCAACGTATTATGTTGGCACAACAACAATTACAATTAGCACAAGCTAATCCTCAATTACATAATGTAAGAGAAGCTTATAGAAGAATGTACATGGCGATGGGTGTGGATAATGTTGATGCAATATTAAAACCAGATCCTAACATGCCAACACCAATTAGCCCAGCAATGGAAAACGCAAAAGCAATGCGTGGTGAACAACCTAAAGCTTTTCCTAAACAAAATCATCCTGAGCACATGAAAGCGCATGGTGATTTTATTGCTACACGTATGGTACAAATTAATCCACAGTTGTATGCAATGATGGAATCACATATATTAGAACACATTGCTTTATTAGCAGCAGAGCAAGTTGAAGCACAACCAGAAATTGCACAACAAAATCAGCAAATACAAATGATGTTACAAAACGCAGAGCAAAATAAACAATTAGCTCCGCAGGCACAACAAGCACAGCAACAATTTATGCAACAAAAAGAATCACAAATTGCTACAATTGAAGCACAAATGGTTAAAGAGATGGTTGAAGAAGAAAGAAAACGTGCTGATGAAATGCAAGATGATCCACTTGTTAAATTAAAACAACAAGAAATTGATTTACGTGCATTAGAAACTATGCTTAAAACTAAAGAAGAAAAAGCACGTATAGAAAAAGATTGGACAATTGATTCAGAAAGAATAGACTTAGACCGTGATAAATTAGAGGCACAAGTAGGTGTTGATTTAATAAAAGCACAGGCAACAGAAGCTGACATTAAAAGTAAAGAAAAACTGGCAACTTTAAAAGAAAATATGACTACTATAAGAGATGCTATGAAGGGTAATGATAATGGAAAGTCCAGAAAAAAAGATTAGAGAATTTATAATAAAAGTAGATGATTTAGTAGCTAAAGAGGCTCATACAGTGGATGATCAACTTTTATTTTGTGCATCTATGGTTTCTGTGGTAAGAAACATATATTTAACGAATCTTGGTGTAGAACAAACCAATGTTATATTTGAACAGCTTGCGGCTAGTTTTCAAATTATGGATGACTTTTACCCAGAAGTAAAACCAACAATTCATTAGGAGGAATAAATGGTAGGTAAAGTAACAGTAAGGGGTCAAGGTCCTGTAAGAAGAAGACAAACTACTACTACTTTTAAAAAAGGTGGGAGAGTAAAATTAATGGGTGGTGGAAGACCATCAGCAAGAACACGTCACATTGAAAACGAAAAAGAAGAGATTAGAAGAGTTGATCGTAACATTAGAAGAAATGAAGGATACAAAACTGGTGGAAGAATTAAAAAAGCAAGTGGTGGATTAGCAAAAACTTCTAAAAAAGTAAGAACTTATATAGGTGATGTAATAGATGCAAAAAAGAAATTAAGTCCGCATCAAGATCCAAAAAGTAAAAGATCTGCTAAACTGAGACACATGATGGATAATCCACAAAAACCATCTAAAAAATCACCAAGCCCACATAGTCCTGATAAAAAGAAAAGAACACTTAAAGATGCTTTAAGACCTGGAGGCATGAAAAAAATGATGCCTAAAATGGGTGGTAAAGGCGCTAAAAAGAAAAAATAATTAAACATAGGAGGAAATATGAAGTTATTAAAAGATCTATGGGCTCACTTGAAAGAGTGGAGCGATTGGGGAATGAAAGACTGGATTAAGGCCGGTATCGTTGCCCTAATAGTAATCATAGTACTTAAATCTATGGTAGGTTAATGAACGCTAGAGAAGATTATATTGCAAAAATGAACACGCCACCACCAGGAAGTTATGGTGGTGGTGAAGATTTTGGATCCCCATTTGCAGGAAATAATTCTCCTCCTGGTACTTCAAATGAAGGAAATGTTCCTTATGGAGGAAATCCACCATCTAGTGGCGGTAACAATAATAACAATAACAACAATAATAATAACCAAACAGGTTCAGGCGCTACAGGTGGTACAGGAACTACAGGTGGTACAGGACCAGCAGGAAGTGGAATTACTAACCTTGCAGGTATTACTGCAGCACAGAAATTTTTAGGAACACGTCAACCAGGTTTAGATGGTTTAATTCAAGACAATTTAGAAACTTACGGTTTAACAGGTAAGCAAAATATAAATGATTTAACACAATTAGATCCACCAAATATTGATACAGATAATAGTAATATAATTAATCAAATACGACAAATAGGACAAAATTTAGAAAATAAATATAATGACCTTAGAACTTTTGACGTAGGAGGAGGCCAACTACAAATAAATCCAGATATAGAGGGAGGATTTGAAAATCCAGGTTTTGAATATAGTAAAGATTTTATGGGAGGTAATCTAACTGGTGGTCTTAATTATAATACAGGAACTAATGATGCTAAAGGATTCCTCGGATATGAAAAATCTTTTAATGATGGAGGACCAGTAGGAATTATGTCTTTACCAGAAGGCTATGCAGCTGGTGGACCCGTAGGTGTTGACCCTTCTGATTGGAGAATTATACAACAAATTATTGCATCTGGTGGTAATCCAGAAGATTATATAAACTATGCAGATGGAGGAGATGTAAATTCTGAAGGTACATCTTATATAGATCCAACAGCAGATAATTATTTCTTAAGACAGTTTGGGCAATATTTAAAAAGATTTTTACCTCGTTATGATCCAGAACAAGATGAATATAGACACAAAAAAAATAGAGAAAAAAAACAAGGTTATGAAAATGGTGGCGAAGTTTATGATCCATATAATCCAGGACCTATGACTGCAGAAACTCCTATGGAAAGAAAACCTTTTGGTGGAACGCGTGAAAATGTTATGGATCAAATAGAAGCATTTGATAATGCTCCTGTTCACATAGAAGAACCAATGGTTGGAATGTATGGTGAAAGAGTGCCATTAACATTAGCGAGAAGAGTACAAAAATACATGGAAGGATTAGACCCAGTTAAAAGAAACATGATTCAAGAAACATTAAATATGTTTCAAATGAAAAAAAGAATGCAAGAAATGGAAGAACTAAATGAAAATAGTGGTTTTTTTGGCCCTATTCCAAATGAGTATGAAGCATAATGTGGCAACTATTAGCTAAACCATTATTAGGCGTAGTAGCAGATGGAGTCAAAGGCTTCGTGGCTACGAAGAAAATGAAAGGTGAGTTAAAGCTTACTGAAATAAAAGCTGCAAAGAAATTAAAAGAAGATCAAATAGCCGGAAAAGTAAAATGGGAGCAAAGTGCCGTGGACCAAATGAAAGGCTCGTGGAAAGACGAAGTAAGTTTAATTGTGCTACTTCTTCCAGCCGTTTTAGTCTTTACGCCTTTTCAAGAACATATACATAAAGGCTTTATCGCCCTCCAGGATTTGCCGTCGTATTATCACAATTTATTATACATTGCGATTTCAGCAAGCTTTGGCATCAAGGCCGGGTCTAGTGCAATTAACATGTTTAAAAAATAGGAGAAAAATATGCCACAATCACGCTTAGGATTAAAACGTTATAAACCTAGAACAGGACCTGCTGGTGAACCAAAAAAACCAAAATACACTACTAGTTTTCATAAAAGTAAAGCAGCAGCGAAAAAAGATAAAGGAAAACCTAATACACCAGGTGAAAAAATGAGAGAGTATAAAGGTAAAATGACTATGGGTCAAATTAGAAACAAAAAAACTTTTGCTGGTGAAACTGGATTAGAAGGCATGAAGAAAAAATTAAATTATCAAAGAAGAGGTAAAGCTTCCGGTGGATCTGTTGGAGATTTAAATAAAGATGGTAAAATGTCTGGATATGAAACAGCTAGATCAAATGCTATTCAAAAAGCCATGCAAAAAAGAAAAACAATGAAAAAAGGTGGATCAGCTACAAAAGATACGCATGTAACTAAAGAAGGTAAAACAGCTAAAAAAGGTTTATGGTATAACATTCATCAAAAAAGAAAACGTGGTGAAAAAATGAGAAAGAAAGGTGCTAAAGGCGCTCCTACAGCTAAAGCTATTAGAAGAAGTCAAAGCAAATAATGCCTTTTAAATCTGAAAAACAACGTAGATATTTATGGGCTAATGAACCTAAAATAGCTAAAGAATGGACAGAAGAATATGGTAGTAAACCACAAAAAGCAAAAGGTGGACCTGTAAGAACAATACGTCCACGTGGATTTAATTTAATGATGCCTAATAAAAGACCAACTACTAAAATCTATGGCTGACAAAAAGAAAAAATCACCAGCTTGGACACGCAAAGCAGGTAAAAGTCCTTCAGGAGGTTTAAATGCTGCAGGAAGAGCTAGTTATAAAAAAGGAACATTAAAAGCTCCTACCAAATCTAAAACAAGTAGTAGACGTAAATCTTTTTGTGCTAGAATGTCTGGCATGAAGAAAAAATTAACAGGTGCAAAAACAGCTAAAAATCCTAATTCTAGAATTAATAAATCATTGCGAAAATGGGATTGTTAGTATAAAAGGTTAATTAATGAGAGACGAAACCGCGATCTACATCATTTTAAAAAAGATTAGAGAGCGCAAAGAAAATTTAAAAGATGTTATAGCATCAGGCTTGCCAACGATGGACGCTTATGTTAAAGCAGTAGGTGAGCACAAAGCTTACACAATAATGGAACAGGAGATTCAAGACCTGCAGAAAGACGAGGACAATGATGACAGAGAAGGAACTGCCAAAGCGTAGATTTGCGCTTGAAGAAAAAGATTTGGCTGTAGAAGCTGATGAAAATAATAAGATAGCGGAAGATAAAGAAAACCGTTTTCTTAAAAAAATACAAGAAGATGCTACTAATAGCATTGAACACTTACCTGATGAAAAAGTTTTAGATAGGTTACCAGATCCAACTGGGTGGCGTATTTTAGTGCTACCTTTTAAAGGACAAGGTAAAACAAAGGGTGGTGTTATATTAACAGATGAAACAATGCAAGAACGTGGTTACACAACAGTAACTGCTTTAGTTCTTAAAATGGGTCCAGATTGTTATACAGATGAAAAAAGATATCCCAAAGGCCCGTGGTGCAAAAAAGGTGACTGGATTATATTTGGTCGTTATTCTGGATCTAGGTTTGGAATAGAAGGTGGTGAAGTGAGAATACTTAACGAAGACGAGATAATTGCTGTGGTAAAAGACCCAGAGGATATCTTGCAATACAAATAAACAGGAGTAAAATATGCCTGCAAATATAGAAACGCAAGCCGACGCCGACGAAAAAATGGTCGATCTTCCATCTACAGGAGATACTGTAGACGTTAAATTAGACGATACAGAAAAGAAAATAAATAAAGATGATGACGTTGAAGTAGTCAATGAATCTAAAGAAGTTGTTGTTGAAGAAAAAAAAGAAACAGCTTCTAAAGAAGATATGGAAGACTATGGTAAAAAAGTACAATCACGTATTGATAAACTAACTAAAAAAGTTAGGGAAGCAGAAAGAAGAGAACAAGCTGCTACAGAATACGCAAAAAATGTGTACCAAGAAAATCAATCATTACAACAAAAAGCAGATACATTAGATGATGGATATGTTGCACAGTATGAAACTAGAGTAAACGCTGAATTAGAAACAGTAAAAAAACAGCTAAAACAAGCTGTTGAAACTGGTGATATTGATGCCCAAGTGGCAGCAAATCAGTCTTTAGCTAGTTTAACTATGCAAGCTGAAAGAGTTAAATCTACTCAACAAAAGAAAGATAGATTAAAAAAACAACGTGAAGAACAAGGTGAGCAGCAACCGCAGTACCAACAACAGTATGTACAGCCTCAAATGCCACCTCCAGCAGCTGATCCTAAAGCTGAATCCTGGGCTGAAAAGAACGAATGGTTTGGTAAAGATGAACCAATGACCTTGACTTCTTTCTCAATTCATCGTAATCTAGTTGAAGAAGGATTTGACCCACAGTCAGATTCATACTATAATGAAGTAGACAAAAGAATGAGGGATAATTTTCCTCATAAATTTGATAAACAAGTTTCGCCAACTCAATCGGTTGCTTCTGCTAACAGAGGTTCTCCGGTAAGGCGCAAAGGTACAGTGAGACTCACACCCTCACAAGTTGCCATAGCTAAAAAGTTAGGTGTGCCACTAAGCGAATATGCGAAATACGTGAAGGAGTAAGCATATGAATACAATTAAAAAAGATAGACTACCATCACGCGAATCCGAAACCAGATCTCGTAATGAGAAAAGGAAACCATGGGTTCCACCATCACAACTAGACGCACCACCTGCACCAGCTGGATTTAAACACAGATGGATAAGGGCCGAGTCTGTAGGACAGCAAGATCAAAAAAATGTTTCTGCTAAACTACGAGAAGGTTGGGAATTTGTTCGTGCAGACGAATACGATACCAACATTTGGCCACAAATTGATTCAGGTAAATATGAAGGTGTTATAGCTGTTGGAGGTTTAATGCTAGCAAGGATTCCGCTAGAGACCGTTAAAGAACGTTCAGAACATTTTGCGAAAGTAACGCAAGATAAAGATGATGCGATTGCTAACGATCCTCTAAAGGACCAACATCCTAGTATGCCTGTTTCGAGAGAAAGCAGGTCGCAAGTTAGTTTTGGTGGCAAAAAATCTAGTTAGATTTTAAACCCCTAAATTACAATTTTACTTTATCCATTAGGGGTGGAGTATAACTTTTTAACTATGAGGAAAAATCATGGCAAATTCAAACGCGCCATTTGGTTTAAGACCTGTAGGTAAACTTGGTAGTAACATTAACAACGAAGGTACTTCAAAGTATCAAATTGTTAGTGGTGAAGCTGATGTCGTTATGAAAGGCGACTTGGTTAAACTAGAAGCAAGTGGATATATTACTAAAAGTGGAGACGGCGATGCTGTTGCTGCTATTGGTGTATTCAATGGTTGTTTTTATCAAGATCCTACTACTCAAAAACCAACGTGGTCAAATTATTACCCTGGTAGCATAACTGTTACTCAAGGTACAATCGACGCGTACGTTTATGACGATCCGAATACCCTTTTCGAAATTCAAGCTAATGGTATTATAGCTCAAGACAAAGTAGGCAGAAATGCTGATATTGTTTATGCAGCTGGTAATACTATTAATGGACAATCTAAAACTGAAATGAACTCTACCGTCTCTGGCGCTGGAGTAGCTGCTCAGTTAAGAATTGTTAGAATTAGTGAAGATCCAGACAACAGCGATATTGCTGCTACAGATGCGAACTGGATAGTTCGTATTAACGAGCATCAGTACTACGCTAATACGGCTGGAGTTTAACCTATAGGAGAAATTGAACAATGGTAATTTCAAGAATGCAATTGGTCAAAGAACTCGAACCAGGTTTAAACGCGCTGTTCGGGTTAGAGTATGACCGATACGAAAATCAAGACAAAGAAATATTCGATTCAGAATCATCTGATCGTGCTTTCGAAGAAGAAGTAATGCTCGGCGGTTTCGCCAATGCAGCAGTAAAGCCGGAAGGCCAAGGTGTGACTTATGAAGACGCACAAGAAACTTACACTGCTAGGTACACTAACGAGACTATTGCTTTAGCTTTTGCACTTACAGAAGAAGCTGTAGAGGATAATCTTTACGACAAACTTAGCACTCGCTACACTAAAGCGTTAGCAAGATCTATGGCAAACACTAAACAAGTTAAAGCTGCAAACATTCTTAACAGAGCGTTTAATGCTTCTTATCTTGGTGGTGATAATAAGGAGCTTTGTGCGACTGATCACCCAACTCTTAGTGGAGACCAAAAGAACGAACTATCAACTGCAGCTGACTTAAACGAAACTTCGCTTGAGCAGATGTTAATTGATATTGCTGACATGAAGGATGAAAGAGGATTAAAGATTGCTCTTAGAGGCATGAAAATGATCATCCCAGTAAACCTTCAGTTTGTAGCTGAGAGATTGATGAAATCTGCTGGAAGAGTAGGCACTGCTGATAATGATGTCAACGCTATCAAATCAATGGGTATGGTACCTGAAGGATATGTTATAAATAACTTCCTTACTGATACTGATGCGTTCTTCATTAAAACAGATGCACCTAATGGACTTAAACATTTTGTTAGAGCTCCAATTAGAACTGCTATGGAAGGCGATTTCGATACTGGAAACGTTAGATACAAAGCCAGAGAAAGATACAGCTTCGGCTGGTCTGACTGGAGAGGTATCTTTGGTTCACCAGGAGCTTAATTAATCTTTAAAGGGGCGAAATTAGTTCGCCCCTTTATCCTAGTAAATAGTTACGTAGACTGGCTAGGCAGACGGTATAGAGACAACGTAACAAATGGCCTATACAGCCAAAGGAGTACAAATGGGTACAACAACTTTTTCGGGTCCGGTAAAAACGGGTTCGGTAATTAGCGGAAACAATTATGGTGGTTACCGCGGTAAAGATTTAAAAGACACACAATGGGTTAAAAATACTGTAAGTATGTATTTTAACGAAATGGCACCAGGTGATGATAATGGTATTTGCACAGCGCAAACACCTGCAGCAGCTGGAGCATTAACTATTGATGGAGCATTAGCTGAAACTGTTAACGGTGTTAGTGTTTATGCACCAAGCCAATCTTCTGTTGCAGCAACTAGAAACCAAGCTTGGGCAAGACAAATTGCTGTAAAAAGTTCTGGTAATGATTCTGGAGTAAATTTCACTATTACAGGTACTGATGTTAATGGTAAAGCATTATCTGAAACTATTACAGGTCCAAATGCTGGAACTGTATATACTGCTGCTACTTTAGTAGGCTTATTTAGAAGTGTTACTAAAGTTGAAATTAGTGGTGCAGGAACTGGTAATATTGAAGTAGGAACAGGTGCAGCAACAGGTGGCGTTTTATATGCAAGACCTATTGGTGTTATTCCTTATCAGTCATCTATTGTTGATATGAAACTACACATGGTAGAAGCATTTAACTCAGGAACTTCCGATATAGTTGAAATTGGTAAATCAGATGATTCTGATTATTTAGCAGACATACCTAGTGCAGTAATGCAGACAACTACTAACGTGGCAAGTGGTGAAGTAATTACTACTGATGCTACACAAATAGCAGATTGGAGATCAGTTTCTCAATCTGAAACTGGATCGGACGGAGTTGCTTACAACTCTGATGTTCAAGTTATCGTACAGTTAACTTCAACAGGAACTTTAGCGACTACTGGAATTGGATATTTCTCAATTGATTATATGCAAGGAAGAAATATGACAGCGGCAGACGCTTGGTA